ATTTTATGCAAGCGTCAGCTCGCGGCCAAAATTGGGAAGATATGCGCAATTTAGACGTCTTTGACCCAAGGCAGAGCCTTTTTGTAATTAACGATGGCAGGCCGTATTTTTCTAAAGATAAAAGAAGTTTCGATACTGATCAGCTTATGGAGTTTTCTTTAGGTGAAGAAGCGCCCGGCATTATTATCGACGACGTAGTAGATATTGGCCCTAACTTCAGAGCTGCGAAAAAAGCATATCGTGGCAATAAAGACCTATATCAAGACTTCTTAGACTTGCAGCGCGGTAGCAAAGTAATGGCGGTGAATGACCCGTCGCGCATTAGATCATTGTTTGGTGCCGCATTTGACCCTGAATACAAAGGCTCCAATATTCTTGGCGGAGCTGCTACTGCGGCAGTAGGCGCTGGACTATTAGCAGCACCAGAAGAGGCAGAGGCTGGCATTCTCAAAGCGTTTGGGCGAGAGTTTGATCCACGATTTGATCCGCGCGCTAAAGAGCAGGAAAAGCTACGAGACACTACGTTTACGATAGAAGAACGTGGCACGCAGGACGCACCTCGCATACCGCTGGCTGACTTAGAAGGCCGTCCATTCGTAACGACTATGTCAGATCGCACACAGGCTGGCGGCTTACTTACAAGCATTGACGATGTGGCTCTTGATAGACCTATCAACCTACAAGGCGGTCAAGGCTTCATGTTTGAGAATCCCGGCATGGTATGGGCATCAGCTCCCGGCGTTGTAACCCAAATAATAAAGGCAGCCAATAAGGCAGGGGAAAACCCTTTATATATGCCTTTCCGCATGGCTCCTACAGGCGGTGATTTCGCCACCATGACGGGTGAGACAATGCTTAGTTATGCCGCGTCCAATATGTCTAAAAGCGTAAAAAAAGAATTAGATAAAGCTATTACAGAATTTGTTACTAAAGGCACCGTAAAAGACGGGGTACGAAAAAACGCCGGTTTAAAGATAAAGGGCTGGAAAGGGGTAGACGACCCCCGATCAGTCGAAGCCTTTAGGAACGCGCCTGACGCTTTACGTAAAGAGCTTATGAACATGATCGACGTTAATTTCCGCAACAAAGGCGGTCTCAGCATTGGTCAGGCAAGGCTTGCGGTAACTGAACCCGGTCAAGCAAATGCATTAGATGCACGCATACAAAACATTGGCGAAATTTACAAAGACGCCGACGTAATTACGAAAAGCGGTCACCCGTCATATCCTTATGGAGTTCCGGGTCAGGGGCTTGGTCGTACAGATCAAGAGGTTAGTATCTTTGAGTTAGTGCCAGATGCTTTGCTAGGAAAAGCACAAAAACCGGTGGTTGATCCCATACGGCCTACAGACCGAGAGATACGCGCTCTCACAATGAAGCCTTACACAGGCCGTATTACTGAAGACATATTGCGTGGTTTAGAGGCGCGCGGTGTTAATGTCAATGCCAACCCAATGGTTACAGCGGCAGCCGTAGCGGCAGGGCAAGAGGCAGAAGGCTTGCTTGCACAACTACCGCAAAAAGACTTGGAGGCGTATAACTACAGCGATGTACTGCCGGTCAAGCGGTCGAAAGACCCAGAAGAGCGTGAGGGGCTGCTAGGCGGCTACAGCCCGGCATACACCGGAATCGTTGAAGATATGGTAGAAGGATTGCTTAAGTTCAGCACGCAAGCAAAGCGTGGAATTTACAACCCTACAGCAGCAACTGAATTCTTACTGTAAGCGGTGATATAATATGGCGACACCACGAAAAGGTAAGGCGAAGGTAAAGGTTACGGCCTCCGGCAAGAAAGTCTCGTATGGGCAAGCTGGAAAGGCCAAGGATGGCAAGCCGCGAGTACGGCCCGGAACCAGTAAAGGTGATGCTTATTGTGCGCGCTCCGCTGGTCAGATGAAGAAACACCCGAAAGCGGCTGCCAATCCTAACTCACCGCTAAGGCTTTCACGTAAGCGATGGAAGTGTTCTGGCACTAAGTCGAGGAGAAAGTAATGGGCATGGGCGTCAAACATTACTCGAAGGACGGTAAAGAGCATAAAGGCGGTTACCACAAGATGCCTGATGGTTCGTTGCACTCCGGTAAGGCGCATACAAAATCTAGTAAGCCGCTGTTTCATTACGGCGACTTAACGCAAAAAGCCAAGCGCAAGGCGCGGGAGGGCTGGAAGTAATGCCATACGATAAAGGTAAAAAGAAAAAAGGTAAAAAGCGAGGCAAGCCATATGCCAAGTAAGCGAGGATTGTATGCGAACATTCATGCTAAGCGTGAGCGCATTAAAGCAGGCTCTGGCGAAAAGATGCGCAAAGCTGGTGATAAAGGCGCGCCTACAGCTAAAGCTTTTAAGAAAGCCGCTAAGACAGCTAAGAAAGTGTCGAAAAAGGGCAGGAGTCGTAAGTAGTGGCACTAACTAACTTCTCGGAGCTGAAAAGCTCTATAGCTGACTTCCTAAACCGTGACGATCTGACATCGGTTATCCCGACGTTTATCTCACTGGCAGAGGCTCAGTTTGCGCGTGATCTACGTCACTACAAGATGGAGAACCGGGCCACTGGGACTATCGACAGTCAGTACATGACAAAGCCCAGCGATTGGCTTGAGACTATCCGCATACACCTAACAAGCAACAATACACGCGCGTTAGACCTTGTAGATGCTCAGACGATGGCTGACAAGCGTTCAGGCGCATTGGATACAGCGGGCATACCACGGTACTACCGGCACTCAGAGAATCAATTTGAGTTCTTCCCGTCACCTGATGGGTCGTATGGTGTAGAGCTGTTGTACTACCAGCGTGTACCGGCACTGTCAGATTCAAACACTACAAACTGGTTACTCACTGAGGCACCAGATGTGTATCTATATGGCTCATTGGTACATAGCGCGCCATATCTAGCTGATGACGCTCGAACAGCGGTATGGGCGCAAATCTTTGGTGCTGCTATGCAGCGTCTTAATCAATCATCCGATGAGGCCGTCCATTCTGGCGTTGGTCTCGTTATGAAAAACAGGGGACTTGGATGAGCTTCACTAACTTTTTAGAGACTGAAATTCTCGATCACGTATTTGGGGGCAACGCTTACACTGCGCCTAGCACTCACTATCTTGCACTTTATACCGCAGCTCCCGGCGAGACCGGCGGCGGCACTGAGTGTACTGGTACAAGCTATGCACGACAGACTGTTGCATTCACTGTATCGGGCAATGAGGCCACAAACAGCGCAGCGGTAGAGTTTCCTACAGCTGGCAGTAACTGGGGTACGATCACGCACGTAGGTGTGTTTGATGCGGCAAGTAGCGGCAACCTCATGGCCTATGGCACGCTATCAGCAAGCAAGGCTGTAGAGACCGGGGATGTATTCCGTGTTCCTGCTGGTGACTTAGACATTACGCTCGACTAATGAACTACGGTCAGTGGAGATACGGCTATGCCGCGTATTCCACGGCTGACCTTGAGGAAGGCACTAGCTTAGGGCCAGCAGTATCCTCAGTAGCCGTTAGCTGTGTTCGCGTTAGGTTTGGCGATCTAACCGTCACAGCAACGTCTGCGACCTCTCCAGCGGCATTACGTGTCCGTACCAGTGGCTCGACCATTGCCGGCACAGCCACTATCACCCCGGTAGCGACACGAGTACGCACAACCGGGTCAACCATTGCAGCTTCGGCCACCACAACACCTGTGGCAACGCGGGTACGTGAGTCATCGTCTGCTATTTCTGCATCATCTAGCACCGCATCTGCTGGTCAGAAGATAAAGCTAGGCGCATCAGCGGTATCTGTCTCTGCTACGGTCACACCGGCCGCTCAGAGGGTCAGAGAGAGCGATACAGCCATTTCAGCGGCTTCTGCGACATCTAGTACGGCTGGAGTCATACGCCAAGTATCGAGCGCTATAGCGGCTTCTGCGACGACTACGGCAACCGGAGCGCGTACCTTCAGTGGTGCGTCTGCTATTGCTGGAGCTGGGTCAGTTGCTGTTTCTGGTGCAAGGACACTTAATTCTGCGTCTGCAATCGCTGCAAGTGGTATAATCAGCGCTAGTGGCGTGAATGTAGTACGCGGAGCGCTGTCAATCGCAGGTGTGGCGACAGTATCTCCGAATGGCGCAGTAACAGTTAATACAGGGTCGGTTATCAGCGGAACAGGTGCTGTGAGCGGCTCAGGAATAATACTTTGGATTGATCAACCGATTGATGCAGAGACATGGACTGATCAGCCAGAGACAAGTGCTGATTGGTCAAACGTAGTTATTAGCAGCGCGACTTGGACAGATACAACAGAAGATAGCGCTACATGGACAGATCAAACCATTACCGAAGAGATATGGGAGGCCGCTTAAATGGCTGACACTACAACTACCACCTACAGCCTGACTAAGCCCGAAGTAGGCGCATCGGAAGATACGTGGGGAACCAAATTAAACGCCAACTTTGATTCTATCGATGACATCTTAGATGGCACTACATCGATCACTGGGCTAACGCTTGGCGGCAACATCACCTTCGGGGATAACAACAAGGCTATCTTCGGTGCTGGTAGCGACTTACTTATCTACCACGACGGGTCAAATAGCTACATTAGTGAGGCTGGCACAGGCGCATTAAGAATTAGAAGCAACCAGATTAGACTGGAGGCACCCGATAGCCAAAACATGGTTATCGTTACCGAAGACGCTGGTGTGCAAGCCTTTTATAACGGCACAGAGCGCCTCACAGTCACAAATACGGGCATCGACGTCACAGGTGTTATCACCACAGACGGTATGACTACCTCTGCTGACATTAACTTTGGTGACAACGATAAGGCAGTCTTCGGTGCTGGTTCAGACCTACAGATTTATCATGATGGCGGAAACAGTCGCATATACGACCAAGGCACTGGCGCTCTTGTTATGCGCTCTAACCAGTTAAATATACAAAGTCCAACAGGTGAAAAATTAGCTATTTTCAACCAAGATAATGATGTTGAGCTTTATTACGACGACTCTTTGAAACTAGCCACCACCTCTACAGGCATCGACGTAACGGGTACTGTGACGGCTGATGGTTTGACTGTTGATGGACAAGGCAAAATTCAAGGTGCTTTTGCTTTACTTGACTTAGTAGAAACAGACATCACAGATAAAAATACTCGTGTAATAACGTCTGGCGGGCAGTTTAGAGTAGATACAGTAAATGATGCTCTATCGTCGTCTACAAAAAGAATTATGGTAGACCACGCTACAGGAGACATCAGCTTCTACGAAGACACTGGCACGACTGCGAAGTTCTTCTGGGATGCGTCTGCGGAGCGACTTGGTGTAGGAACTATAACGCCTAATGCGCCTGTTGATGCACAATTAAACGGCATCGGTGGCTTACCAGTAAGTAGTGGAACAGCCCAAACGTATGGTTCATTAAGAGTAGGCGCAACATCATTTAATACTATTTTAGACATGGGTACTGCTGGTGCTACTGGCGCGTGGTTGCAAGCGTCTGATAGAACTGGGCTTGGCACCAACTATTCTCTTCTATTAAATCCTAATGGCGGGAATGTTGGAATTAACACTAGCAGTCCAACAAGTTATGGCAATTCACAAACAACATTAGTCATTGAAGATAGTGGTTCACCAGCAATAGCTTGGAGTGATACAGGCCAAACTCGAGACTGGTTTGCAGTTGCTCAAGGCTCAGGTCTTTACTTTAATTATGCAGATGGTGGTGGCAGTGGTAGTGCTACTAATGTTAGTGAAGTTTTAGTGCTAGATAATTCTGGGAATGTTGGTATTGGCACTAGCAATCCACAAGGTGAGTTACATATAAAAGCTGACACGCCTAGTTTGTATATACAATCAGATGATGGTCAATCATGTGACATTATTTTTGGTGATGTTTCTGACCAAAGCAGAGGCCGTATTCGTTACGACTCTTCTGACAATATGATTTTTCAAACAAATAATCTGTCAGAAAAAATGCGCATCTCCTCAGACG